CAGGACATTACTACTAGCTGAATACTGAAGATCCAGCTGCTGCATAAGCTGCGGCAATCATTGCACGGCTAGGACGACCTAGACGATAAGCAGTTTTGCCTGACTTGTTTACATTAGCGTAAACAGGGTAGCCTGCTGCACGGAGTTCTGCTACTCGTGCGCTTACACGCTTGACACCGAACATAGAAGCTGCTTGTGCTTCAGTAAGTGTCTGACCTGAACGGAGGAAAGTAAGGATCTTCTCGTTCTGGTTCTTAGCAGGAGCTGCCTTAGCAGTTTTAGTTGTAGTAGTTGTAGCCATAATATAATCACCTTTAGATTATTAACATTAAAATTAAACGACTTTGCGGTCGCTATTTGAGATCACTCTCAAATTCTTTAAACATGCTGACATTATACACATTAGGAAGCACAATGTCAAGCATTAAAATTTCTCAATTTCGCCTGTTTTTACGTCACGCATCTCAAGGACGACATACGAAACCTTAGGGCTTTGAGTCACTGAACCTGCCCATGTACAGGCATCGTTCCAGCTTAGAAAGCCCATTTTCTCACAGGTATGCATACCTTCTTTCATACCGCCGAGATGATACTTCACCAATTCGACCTGACAAGGATAGTTAGATGCTCTCATTACACAAACTCCTTTGCCCATCGTTGGGCAGTTTCGAAATCTGGAGCATACTCCAGCATGGCGCCAAGAGCCGCCTCCATTTCGAGGCGATCACGATGGATCTCGTACTCGATCTGAGCACTGAGGCTATCACACTCTGCCTCAAGCTCTTCGGTGCTCCACTCGTCCCAATTAAAGCGAGGACGAATGCCATTCAGCTCCTTGTATCGGTCTGAGATATAACCAACAAGATCGTCACGGTTCCAAGTAGTTGTCATAATATTAGCCCTCACAGCTTGTTTTTTCATTCTATGCTTACATTATAGCACCTATTGAGGCAAATGTCAAGCATTATTTTCAATTATTTTCGTTTTTTTCGCCTAATAGAATCAATGACTTAGAAGCCTATATTATAGCAAGGAAAGGGTCTATTGTCAAGAACTAAAAGTCCAATGAAATCAATGACTTAGGAATTACAGCAGACGCTTGCTAAGCATCTCTCCACGATGGCATTTTGAAGGGTATTCTAGTATCAATCTCTTCGTAGGTCTCGTCAAATATGCTTATTTTCAACATTATACGTTCGTGGTGGTTATTCACTACTGAGTGAGGAACAGTAGTATTTAAAAGCGCAGCTTGATAACGATACATTTGACCGATACCTAAAGGGCCTATCTTGATTGGGGCAGCGTTTTCGGTAAGTATAAAATTTAGACTACACTGTGTGCCATTGTCAATATGAGTTGGAACATTTGCGAAGGGTTCCATCCAATAGAATCTAGGCTTTCCAGAAACACCAAAATCTTTCATAATTTGTTCTATGTAGGGGCTAGTGTAGTGTCCTATTTTCCAATCACTTAATTTCATATCTGGATACCTAGAATCAGTATATCCAGTAGCACTCTCTTTTGCTTCATTTGCCTGTTGTAGAAGTAATTTCTTATCAACTTTATAATCTAAATAACGTATATAATTTTTCATTTTTTCCACACAATATAAGATTGAAAACAATAAGGAGGTTTCACAATTTCAACATCAAGACCTTCTTTAGCCAATTCTTCTATTAACCATTCTTTTTTGTAAAAGGTAATAATATGTCTGTGAGGAAACTGACCATATTTTTTCTGATTTTCAACGATAAGATTGTTGTCCATTACAGAAAAAACATTTTGGCAGTTTTTTATGTTATCACGATAGTCAATGCAACTTCCATATTCTTGCACACGGCGATGCCAAAACCAATTAGCAATTGGAGTATCAGATGTAAGTAGAACGCTGTGTGCCATTGTTTCTGGATTGAATTGGCGCATCCACTTTAGAGTTTCAACTAATTCGTTAAAAGAGGTATGACTGAAAACACTATAAGAAAAAGTGTAGTCATAGTTTGAGGAGAGTTCAGGAAATTCTAATACGCCTTCATGATTGTAGACCCAGTTATAACGGTTAGAGAGTATCCATGTTGCATCAGGATACTCTGCTTGTCCCATTTCAAGTGCGGCTAAGTTTAAATCGACACAGGTATAATTTTCTGGCTTAATAGCGCCTTCTGAGAAATGTAAAAGATTACCGTTATTTCCTCCATAGTCCATAACGGTCTTATCTTTTACAGTACCAAACAGTCTTTCGAATATTGGATACCTATCGTGCTGTACTTCTCTAGTAAATATTCCATTCCACATAATATAAATTTCTTTTTATTGCATTATTATGATTTCTTACTAATAGCATCAGCACCAAAGAAAGCAGATACCAATACTGCGATTGAAGCAAAGTATGTAGGAGCAATATCAGCAATCAATTGTGCTGCTTGTTCCATGCCTAACAATGAAGTGATAGCAATACCAATAGGATATACTAACAATCCACAAAGAGAGAACCAAGCCATCTTACGAATAGCATCTCTCTGAGCATCTTTATCTTCGAGTTCTTTGCGTCTGAACTCCATGTACATTTCGTGTTCTTTTTCACTGACTTGACCATCGCCGTTTGTATCGGCAGGATGAAATTGTTTCTTTTCTTCTTCAGCCATAGTGAGACCTCCCTTTCTCACTATTTATAAAGTTTAGAACTTTATTCCATCGAAGTCAGTTTTTATATTTTTCCTGTCGAACACTGGTGTATCATCATACTTAGATGCGCCTGAGTCAGTTAGACCTGCTTGCGAATCTTCTAAGTCAAACAGTTTCATTCTTGCTCTGTCAACACCAATCATAAATCGCTTGTTAGATGTAGGATCAGCATAACGATTCTTCAATTGCTTCACCATGATTTGACCTAACTGTTCTAACTCTTCTGTACTGATAAGAGCGAGCATCAAGTCAGCAGTCGCAGGAAGACCGAAAGACTCTGAAGTATCTGTCAACTCAACATCTGAATTGTTGTAACCGCCACGAGTAGTCTGTGTCGCAGTGACAATAGGAACGTCAAACTCTACGGCGAGACCTCGAAGTTCCTCTGCAATGGACTTAATAATCGTGTAAGAATTTGCGCTGGAGCCAGCACGAAAGCGACTGCTAGTACAAATATTGAGATAATCAACAAATATAATGTCAGGCCTAAAATTTCTCTTGAGCTTAAGTTCATTGAGAAGGGACTTAAAATGGCCTGCGTGAGCCGATGCTGTCGGATACTCTTTAACAATGAGCCTACCTTGAATTTTTTCATTTAGTTTACTAATCCTATCATCAAACATACTTTTAGATAAATCTTTCAACTGACCAATAGGCAAGTTCATCAGATTCGCATCGATTCTTTCTGCAATTCGTTCTTCAGACATCTCTAATGTTATATATAACGCATTCTTACCTGCTGCGATATTCGATGCTGCCATGTGACACATGAACAACGATTTACCAACACCAGTACCTGCGAGTGCTACATTGAGTGTCTTGTTCGATAAGCCACCGTTTGTAATCTTGTTGAACATTTCAAGATCAAAAGGCAGTTTCTCTTCTAGTCGATGATAGAAATCAAATCGCTCATCAGCATTTTCGATGTAGTCATGACCTACATTGTTATCAAAGCCTACGCTCAATGCTTCTGATAGAATACTAGGCATAGCATCTTTACTGAGGTCTTTGTTTCTGCCATCAAGGATACCAATGCTTTCCATCACGGCATTGTAAAGTGCTTTGTCTTTACAAAACTTTTCAGTCTCGTCCAGAAGCCATTGGCTGTCTGCATCTTCTGTATCTAGTGTTTCAACAATAGCTTGTATTTCACTGAATTCACTTTCAGTAACAGCTTTATCTTCTGTCACCGCAATCATAAGAGCTTGCTTCGAAGGCGCAGCGTTATAAGTTTCAGTGTGTGTTGCTATCTTGTTGAAGACTATTCTGTCCTCGTTTCTAGAAAAATATTCAGGCTTGAGAAAAGGAATAACCTTCCTCAAATACTCTTCATTGTAACAAAGATTAGATAAAATAATTTGTTCTATTGATTGTTGCAAAGGTCTTCCTTAATAAATTCTTCACGGATTGTTTCTACACATGCCTCACACAGATACAATTCTTCCGTATCTGTGTGAAAGCAGACTGCTGCATCGTTTTCATGAATCGTTATTTGACAACGATCACATGCGCCTTTAGTCTTCAATCGCTTCGTAAACATCTGCAATATCTTCCTCTGTAATTTCTTCTTTCATGATACCATCTGAACTTGAGATTGTATAACGCTTTGAAATCCAGTCGATGAATGTTTGATCTGACAGAATAGGCAACCAGAAATCTTTCTTGTATGTATCAGTCTTTCGTGCTTTAGGTTCTACTGCTTCGCCAGTAGACATATCAACTCTCTGATACCAACCGTTACTTGGCTTGATAACATGACCTGATTCCATTGCCATGTCAAGAAGTCCTGACCACTTGCTGATACCACCTTCGAATGATACTTCAACAGGAATCTTAGACTTCTCTCGAACGAAACGAGACTTCTCAACATTGATAATGAAGTTATAGCCTGTCAAGTCTTGACCAGTCTTCTCTTGCTGACGACCAATGATGTAGATGTTATCTGCTGAGTAGTAGATGCCTGTACCACCTGATACGACTGCCTTACTGAACATTTCCATAGTTTGATAAGTGTGATTCACAACTACCATAGGAATGTCTTTGATTGTCAAATGAGGAGTAACCATTCGGAACAGTGACTTCATCTGCTTTGCTCGTGTCATGTCTGCTACTGACTTACCGTCAAGTGCGTCTTCAACTTCTTTCTTCGATGCCAGATTACCTACAGAATCTACAATCACAATCACATGGTCACCACGTTCAATGCCATTCATCTGAGACATTACATCGTGCTTCAACTGCTCAATGTCTGTGATAGGAGTGTGAACAACTCGGCTAGTATCGATGTTGAAAGTGTCGAAGTATGCCTGAGGAGTACCAAACTCTGAATCGTAGAACAAAACAACAGCATCGTCATACTTCTCTAGATAAGACTTCGCAAGTAAAAGAGAGAACGCTGTCTTGAAGTGCTTCGAAGGACCTGCGAATACTGTAAGTCCAGGAGTAAGACCACCGTCTAGGCGACCACTGAGTGCTACATTCAAGGCAGGCACTGATGTTTGAATCAAATCTTTTGTAGTGAAGAATTTTGATTCGGTTAGAATAGCTGTATCTTTAATCGTGCTATTCTTTTTCAATCTTTCCATTAAGCTCATTTACTTTCTCCGTTCATCATTAATTTTTAAAGCTGTGTCAAAAATATTTAAATCATTATAACACAGAGTTTTCATATGTGTCAAGTCTTTAGGAAAACAACTACCACCGAAACCTAATTTTCCGTCTGGACCAGGAACGTCCCAATGAGTTCCTCCTGTCCAAGAATCCTGGGATAGAAGATTAGACACAAAGGAATAATCTACGTTTTCTCTCTGACATATTTCATAGAATTCGTTAGCGACTGCTACTCGCATTGCCAGTGCTGCGTTTCGCATCAGTTTGAACATACTTGCTTCTTTCGGCTGACAAATATTCACGGGCTTGTTTACATTCTCAAACAGTTCTACTAGTTCATCGTCCGTTTCTTCCATGCCGATAATCAAAGGCAACTGGGGGTCGTCAACATCAACTTTCCAGCATCTTTCTCTTAGAAACTCCGGCATAATGTACGCTTGAGGAAACAGTTCTACTTGCTCAGGTCCGATAGTACTACGAATAACTAGCTGACATACGTCCTTATACTCTTCGTAAACTGATTGTAGTATGCTAATGTCTAGCTCGTTTCCTGTAGTAGGAGTAGGAACACAGACAAACGCATATTCTACTGAATCAAAATCACAATATAAATCTTTTGCTGGATCATGAATTTGAATATTACAATTTGTTTTCTGTAAAAGATATTCTGTAGCTTTACCAACAAAGCC